AATTTATGGTATGGATCGTCTGGATGATACCCAAAAGAATTATTGCTTTGAAGGACCCATCGACAGTTTGTTTGTTGACAATTCAACGGCATTAGCAGGATCTTCGGTGGCATTCGACAAAATGCCGTTTGATACCAACAAAACAGTTTTTGTGTACGACAACGAGCCAAGAAATTCAGAGATAGTAAACACAATAAAAGATGCAATCGATGCTGGTATGAAAGTTTGTATATGGCCAGAATACTTAAAATTTAAAGATGTAAACGACATGCGTATGGGAAGCATGAGCGTCGAGCACATTCAAGACATTATAGATAAAAACACACATCAAGGTCTTGCGGCACATCTAAAACTTTCAAATTGGAAAAAATATGAGTGAATTAACCAAAAATATTGTTTGGGACGATGTAAAAAATGATCCACAAGCCATCAAAGTTTTGGATCATGGTTTTGTGGTGCTCAAAGAAACGATGGGCAGCGACAGCACGATCGCCGAAAGTGCGCGTGTTAGTTATGGTGCCGGTACAAAAACAATCTCGGATGATCGCAATCTGCTACGATATTTGATGCGCCACAATCACACCAGTCCATTTGAGATGGCAGAAGCACGTTTTTTGGTCAAGGTGCCGGTGTTTGTCTGGCGACAATGGATTCGTCATCGCACTGCAAACATCAATGAACTTTCTGGACGCTATTCCGAGTTGCCCGAAGAATATTTCACGCCCGAGCAATGGCGTTCGCAGAGCGTCACCAACAAGCAAGGTGGCGAAGAGGTCATGGAATATGAACAATGGCAAACCGGAATGGGATATAGCGATGAAATTGCTAAAATTGAATATATTCGCCGATTAGAATCTGGTGTAAGTCGTGAACTTGCGCGCACATGTTTGCCGGTGAGTCATTATACAATTGCATATTGGAAATGTGATGTTCATAACATCCTGCATTTTTTAAAGTTGCGAATGCATTCTCATGCTCAATACGAGATCCAAGTTTACGCTCAGAGCATATATAACTTACTCAAACAACAGTTTCCGATTACATTCGAAGCTTTTGACGACTACATTTTAAATTCGGTAAAATTCTCAAGAATGGAACAACAATTGCTAAAGCACGTAATTGCAAACACTAAACTCACTATGTTTAACGAATCGGAAGCCGAAAGCATGGGAATCAGCAAACGCGAATATCGAGAGTTTGCCGACAAAGTATCCAACATTTTAAATAACAAATAAGGAAATTTATGAACTCACAAGTACAAGCACTTGCAGATTATACTTTTGTATCCAAATACGCCAAGTACAATGCAGATTTGAAGCGTCGTGAAACATGGAGCGAATGCATCGATCGCAGCCGCAACATGCATCTTCAGAAGTATACTGGAGTTGTTGCGCAACTTCAGCCGTATCTTGATGAAGCTTTTGAAGCTTATCAAAACAAGATTTGTGTTGGAAGTCAACGCAATCTTCAATTTGCTGGCGAAGCAGTGATGCGTCACAACGCAAGAAGCTACAATTGCTGTGGTTCGTATGTGGATCGCTTGCGTTTCTTCCAAGAAGCCATGTACAATCTGCTGTGCGGTACTGGTGTTGGCTTTAGTGTGCAGAAGCATCATGTTGCCAAACTTCCTGAATTGGATCTACGCGAAAAAACTGAAATTGTAACATACGAGATTCCCGACAGCATCGAAGGCTGGGCTGATAGTGTTGGTGTTTTGGTTAGTTCGTATTTCAAGAACAGTATCTATCCAGAATATCAGGGTAAGGTTGTTAAATTCGTTTACAAGAATATTCGTGAAAAAGGTTCTTTGTTTTCGCACGGTATAGGTCGTGCTCCGGGTCCCGATCCGTTGCGCAACACTCACGAAAAGATTCGCAAGCTGCTCGACGAGTGTGTGGCTGCGGGTCAAACGCGCATCAAGCCAATCAATGCATATGACATTGTAATGCATTCGTCGGATGCTGTGTTGTCGGGTGGTATTCGTCGATCGGCTACTATTTGCATTTTTTCGGTAGACGACGAAGAAATGATGAATGCAAAAACTGGCAATTGGTTTGTAGACAATCCTCAGCGTGGTCGCAGCAACAACAGCGCGCTGCTGCTCAAAGATCAAACCACACCCGAGCAATTCAAGCGTTTGATCGACAGCACCAAGCAGTTTGGTGAGCCTGGTTTTTATTGGAGCGATAGCACCGAGATGATTCCCAATCCGTGCATGCCCGACACCAATTGGATCATGACCGATGTTGGTCCGCGTCAGATCAAAGATTTGATCGGCAAACAATTTAATGCTGTTGTGAACGGTAAGATATATGCTTCCACGTTTCAAGGATTTTATGAAACTGGTTATCAAAACATTTATACCATCAAAACGTTGGAGGGTTACGAAGTTCGTGCCACACACAACCATCAATTTTTGACATCCAACGGAGAGTGGAAAACTATCGATCAACTGCAATCGGGCGATGTTCTTTGCATCAACGATCACAATAACGCCATTAAATGGAATGGCCAATTAGATTTTGAACGCGGTTGGCTGCTTGGTAATTTGATTGGTGATGGTTTTGTTGGCAAAGATTCTGCATATCTTGATTATTGGAACGATAACGCATACGAAATGAAGCAAATTGCTTTAAATTATCTTAAAACGCATCAGTTGGCTGCATCGCACGTTGATGGTTATTCGCAAACTGCAACGGTCGAAAAGTATCGAGTTGAATCTGCAAAACTCAAGCAACTTGCGGAATCTTATGGTATTGTTAATGGCAGCAAAGATCTTAATGAATCTATAGAATTGCTAGGATCCGATGCTTATGTTGGATTTTTGCGCGGATATTTTGACGCCGACGGTAGTGTTCAAGGCAGCACTCGAAAAGGAACAAGCGTTCGTTTGACTAGCGTAAATCTTAATAATTTAAAAAATGTACAGCGCATGTTGTTGCGTCTTGGAATTTATAGTAAAATTTACAACAATCGTCGTGCGGCTGGCGAACGTAAAATCGGGAGCAAGTTTTATGCGTGTCAGGCTTGCCACGAATTGGTTATTTCTCGTGATATGATCAACATGTATCGTGATATTGTTGGTTTCAATGATAGCAAAAAGCGGCACAGCCTTGATGCTATTTTTGCGTCGCGCTCTAGAGACGCATATGCTTCCAAGTTTGAAGCAACAGTCTCGGAAATCGTTCGCGGCGCACCAGAAAAAGTTTACGATTGTACAATCGAAAACATTCATGCATTTGATGCTAATGGGTTTTATAGTCATAATTGTGTTGAGATTGGATTCTATTGTTACGATTCCGACGGAAACAGCGGATGGCAATTCTGCAATCTTAGCACCATCAACGGCAGCAAAGTTCGTACGGTTGCGGATTTCCGTCGAGCTGCGCGTGCAGCCACTATTATTGGAACGCTACAGGCAGGATACACATCTTTTCCGTATCTTGGTTCGGTCACCGAAAGTATTGTGCGTCGCGAAGCATTGTTGGGTGTGAGCATCACTGGTATGATGGAAAATCCAAAGGTGCTGTTAAACGGTAACACACAACGAGAAATTGCCAGAGAATTGTCTGCTGTCAACAGCGAAGTGGCTGCTGTGATTGGTATCAATCCTGCTGCGCGCATCACTTGCATCAAGCCCGAAGGTAGCACCAGCTGCATGCTTGGTACCAGCAGTGGTATTCATCCGCACCATGCCAAGCGATACATTCGCCGTGTGCAAGCCAACAAGATGGAACCACCTGCTCAATACTATTCGAACATCAATCCGCGTGCGGTCGAAGAAAGTAGCTGGAGCGCCAACAACACCGACGTGTGCATCAGCTTTGCATGCGAAGTGGGCGACAGTGCTATTCTCAAGGATCAAATTGATGCAATTCAAATGCTTGAGAATGTCAAGACCACGCAAATGAATTGGGTTGCAACCGGTTGCAACAAGCAACTTGGCACACAACCTTGGTTGAGTCACAACGTGAGCAATACAGTTGTTGTCAAGCCCGAGGAGTGGGATGCTGTCGAACATTACATTTATGACAATCGCAATTATTTTGCTGGCGTGTCGCTGATTGGATCGAGTGGAGATAAAGATTATACTCAAGCTCCGTTCACCGAAGTTTTTACTCCCGAAGAAATTGTAAAAATTTATGGTAATGCCAGTTTGTTTGCGTCGGGTATAATCGAAGAAGCCATGATGGTTTATGGCGATCTGTGGAAGGCGTGTGCCACTGCTCTGGGATATGGCGAAAATCTTGACGAAAAGAAGCTACTTGAACACGAAGAATTGCATCGTCAACAAAAAATAAATTGGATTGCACGAGTCAAGAAGTTTGCTAAAAAGTATTATGCAAACGATACGAAACGAGTAACATATCTACTAAAGGATGTTTACAATTGGAAGCTATGGTATGATATTGTCAAAGAACACAAGAAGGTTGACTATACAGAACTTTTTGAAGGATCAAACACAACCAGCGGTACTCAGGAAATCGCATGCGCCGGTGGTGCATGCCTAATATAAAGGAGACAGTCATGTAAGTGCAAGCAGCATAAAGACACTTTGTTACGAAACTATTGTTCAAAAAGAAAGGAAAAAATGAACAAAATTATTTTAACTATTGCTATGTTTGTTTCGACGGCTGTTGCGGCATTTGGTCAAAGCGAGTTGATGGCTCGTTCCAACGAAATCACTGCGGCTCAATCCAGCGATCGTCTCAAGATCAATGGTGTTGCACAGGTTCGTTATGTGTTCAGCAACAGCAACAGCGATGCATATGGATTCGAAGTTCCGATGCTTCGCATGGATCTGCATGGCGATCTTGGTAGCGGTTTCGATTATCGAGTTTCTCCGCGCGTCGACGGCGACGGTGAGTTTACTCTTGAAAACGCTTTTGTTGGATACAAGGTCGAGCAGGTCAAAGACTTGAAGGTAAAGTTTGGTCAGTTCCGCCCTCAGTTTGTTACCGAACTCAACGGCAACAGCGAGGATATTGTTGCAGCAACCCATTCGGTGGTTGCCAACACACTCGGTCAGACTTTTACTCAAGGTGCCGAATTCAGCTGGTCGTACGGAGTGATTGATGCTAGCGTGGCATTCACCGATGGTGTGTATCGCGCCAATACTCCAGTCGACAGCACCAGCAACAACTATGGTGTGATCGCCAAGATTGATGCTGAAATTTTTGATGGCTTCAAACTTGGAGCCGGTATCAATCACGAAGATGATTTTGATACTTATCTTGCCACTGCTGCTTGGCAGCACGGCAAGTTCTCGGCTGCGGTGGATTATCTTTACAGCGATTCCGAATCGGTTTTCGAGAGCGCTGCAGTTGGTACCATCGCATACGAGTGTTTTGACAATCTTCAACCGTTTATCACCGGTGAGTGGGCTCAGGTTGAAGGTGGAGAAGATCTTGCAATCGTCACAGGTGGTGTAAACTACTACATGGCAGGCAAGACCGTCAAGTGGACCAATCAGGTTGGATACGCATTCAACGCTGTTGATGCTGCTTGGAATGTCGCTGACACTGGCTGGGTTGCTGGTGGCGACGATGGCGAGATGGTTGCGATTTCGCAACTGCAAGTCAAGTTCTAATTTCCTAAAAATTTAGGATATTTGCAAAAAACGGGAGCAATCCCGTTTTTTGTTTTTCATAAATATTGCTAGATGATTATAGCCGGTATCGATTATTCGATGAGTTGTCCATGCATAACTGTAGGTGATTCTACAGATTTTACGTTTAAAAATTGTCAAGTATATTACCTAATTGGCGTGCCAAAATACGAAGGCGTTTTTAAAAACATAACTGGCACAATGTTCGATCCTCCCAGCAATCAAATCGAACGATTCAATCGAATATCCGACTGGGCATACAACATCGTCAAAGACTGCGATCAAATAATGATCGAAGATTATGCCATGGGATCGCGCGGCAAGGTGTTTCATATCGCCGAGAATACCGGTATATTAAAATACAAGCTGCACACCAACAATAAATTATGGGGCGCATTGCCGCCGATGAGTCTAAAGAAATATGCTAGCGGCAAAGGCAACGCCGACAAGTTCAAAATGTATGATAGTTTTTATGCAGAATCTGGAGTGGATCTCAAACACTTATTCAATCGCAAAGGAGAAACTATAGGAAATCCAATATCCGATATAGTAGATTCATATTTTTTAGCCAAGTATTTAACAACAAATCCGTTGGAGTAAATCTGTATGTCGTCCAAAAAAAGCGGAAAAAAATCCAAAGCGCTTCTACAGGAAATAGGTTCGGCTCACAAAATAACCGAAAAATTTTCTTTGCCGGGTATATGTATTACTGGTAAGAATGAAGGTCAAAAACGTGCAATCGAACTGATTGAAAAATATGATGTATCGGTGTTGTATGGTGTTCCGGGTAGTGGAAAAACGCATATTGCGTTGGTGATGGGATTGATAATGATGCTGCAAGGCAAGTACGATCGTTTGTTGCTTACACGCCCTTACGTCGAAGCAGGCGAGCGTCTGGGATACTTGCCGGGCGATTACGCACACAAGATTGCTCCATTCATGCAGCCGTTGATGGAAATCAGCAACGAGTATCTGGGTAAAAATGCAATTGTTGAATTTATCGACAAAGGCAACATTCAGATCATGCCGTTGGCATATATGCGTGGTATGACATTCAAAAACTCGTATGTTGTAGCCGACGAAATGCAAAATGCCACCATACAGCAAATGCGAATGTTGTTAACGCGTATTGGTGATCGTAGCAAATTGATCATCACCGGCGATACCGAACAATCGGATTTGTATACTCGCGGCGAAAAGAACGGATTGTTGGATGTGGTGGAACGCGTAGCGGGTAAAGTTCCAGAAGTGGGTTTCTACGAAATGCTTGAAGAGCATTGCGTACGCTCGCCGCTTGTGGCCAAGATCGACAAATTGTATCGCACAAAATAAAAACAAGGGGCTGAAAAGCCCCTTGTTTGTTTAGTTATCTAGGTTTATTTTGAAACTTTTCGAAGTTTGAATACATGTGTTCGTCGTCGTAATCTTCTTCGCATGTATACTTTTTGAGTACATTTTTAACTTGTCGTTTCGACTTATTGTTTTCGATTTCTTGCTGCGACTTGTTCTTGTTATCGGTTTGAATGTTGTAATCTTTCATGACATCACTTGAAAATCTGCGGTAACGCTTCCTCCACTAATTTTTTTGACATTCCGTACTTTTTACTAAAATCTCCACGAATCATGCTTTCCAGCAAAGCCGATTCGCCCGGATGAATGTTTTCCAGTATCTGCACCAATATTTCTTGCTTGCGTTTGAGTGAAGTATTCTTTCCACTCAACGCCTTTTCGGTTTCTGGTGATGTTAAAATATAGAATCTGCGCGATTCGTTATAAAGCGAATTGAAACTCATACCCTCTGGAGCATTGTCCATTTTGTACTTGGGTACTGTTTGAGTATAAAATTTTAAACTAGGAATCAATGCATATCGCAAAACTTCTCGTAACGCCTGACAGTTATATTTGCGTAGCAGTTGAATTTTTTCATTTCTGTCGGATTTGCTTTCGATCTCATTAAACATTTCGTGAATCATTTTTTGCATTTAAAACTCCGATACATGTTGAATTAAATTACGCATACCTTTCGACATAAAGTAATTCATGATTTTATCGCGACCGTTCGTTTGAGATCGGAAGAGCG